GATCTACATCGGATGGTAAGGACTTCCCTGAAAAGGATACAGATATATCATCTAAGCTTGGTATTTCTCCAGATAATGCCTTTTGAGCTAGATCGCCAGTATGATCAATACGTTTGCTATTTTCATACAGTTTTTTAGCCTTTTCAAAGATCTTAGATACAAGCTTTTTATACAGATCATCCCGTTCAACATCAGATAAGTCGGAAGCTGTCTTTATCCGGAAAAGAATATCATCCCTCATATTCTCAAGGTCTTTAAAAAACACATCAATCGGATCATCACTATCCAGATAATCCATGATCTCAGTAATACTACGGTAATTAATAGGCTCCTCATTTACAACGCCGTTCTCTCCGTTCAACTGTAAAGGACCGTTCCCGTTCATAACCCAATTCCAGTTAATACCCGAATCCGTATAAAACTTAATAAGATCATCATCCGGCATCTGCCCGCGCTCAATCATACTCATTTTACTCTGCGAAACATCCCTATCCAAAGCCAAATCCTTCTGGCTTATATCCAGGATCTCCGTTCTAAATCGCTTCAAACGCAATCCACGGGCTTTATCAAAATTTTCTACTCTGGAACTTGTCATATTGTAATATAATTTACATATTTAATCACTGTCGTTGAACTCAACACTGTTGAATAGTAATAAAAAATGCACACATCTAAAAATATTACAAAAAAGCACGGTATCCTTAAGTGCGATATATCATTATTAGTAAGGGCTTTAGACCACGCAAAATTAATTCATGCGCACCGGTTAAAACTAACCAGGCTAAGCAATAAAGACGTTCTAATGTGTCTGGGTATTGATTCAGATCGTAGTATGGTAACAAAAATCCTATACGATACTGATCGCTCAAAAAAGAAATTACACAGCATACTCTCGTTCATAGAATCTGCCGATGCTACACTACTCCCTCAGTCAGTAAAAGATTACATGAACAACGCCGGATTAGAGTTCGATTTAGATGTCGTAAATAAAACCATCCAAAAAAACATCCAAGCTCATGTCCACTGATTTTTACAAAAAACGAGTAATAGATCTGTCTGTCGAAGAATTAGCACACGTAGTTAAAGAAGCCTCCAGAAAAGACCTCGAAGAAATCAACAAAAAAATAGAAGAACACGAAAACGCCCTTGCGCTCCAGGCACCAAGCTTCGATCGTAAAACAGCAGCCAAATACATTGGCGGTAAAAGTACCGCCCATATCAGTAACCTCATTCACAAATACAACCTGCCGCTAACACAATGCGGAGCTGCAAAAAGAATATTAAAAACCGATTTAGATCATTTTCTCAAAGGTGGGCAGTTCGATTCAGAAGGAAACTCAATACCAATAACGCAAAATAAAAAGATAAAGCTACTTAAAAACAGCTAGTTATCTAAACAAAATAAACAGCAAAAGAACACTAAATAAGTAAGAAAGCTGCAATAATGAGTAATGATGAAGGATTTATCAAATTATACAGAAAGTTCTTTCGCCACGAATTCTGGACAGAAAAAAGAACACTCAGCAAAGCAGAAGCTTGGATCTGGATACTATATCAGGCAAGGTACAAATCCGATCCGGGTAAAAAAATAATAGGTAAAAAATTAATCGTATGGGAACAAGGCGAAATAGCAGCCTCACTCACATTCCTTCGCAAAGCATGGAGCTGGAAAAACAACTCCAACGTCAACAACTTCTTAAAATACTTAGAGCGTGAAGAAATGATATATATAGACAGCTCACAAGGTGTAAATGTAATTAGTTTGGTAAACCACCAAAAATACAACCAGCAAATATATAACGATGCAGCTGTACCCCCGCTCGAAAGTATTGCAAAACCCGAAGTTCCAAAACCCAAACCTCAAACCAATACCCTAAACTCCCAAACCCAAGAAATACTGGAATACTGGAATCAATGCAATGGCACCCGGTTAAAATCCACCAAAGAAAGAATGCCCCAAGTAAGGGCTCGGCTCAAAACATTTTCCATAGAAGAAATAAAAAAAGCCATACTAAACAGAGCCAACTCCACATGGGTAAAAGAAAACAATCAACAATCCAATACAGACCCGGTACTCCGGTCCGACAAAGATTTAGAAACATGGTTAAACAGAGATCCTGAATCCAAAAAAACAAGTAAATCGGCCGCTAATCAAAAGCTATTAACAAAAAAAGAAGCCCAAAACCTAGCCGATCAGCGACGCATAAAATTCGACGAAAGCAATTTCGAAGCAATAAAAAAAGGTACCCAATACATGTACCACCCACTATTTATGAGTTAGTCCCTAATGATGGGGAACCTGAAAGCTCCTCATCCTCTAAAACCGTTCTTTAACATAATGAAAATAAGAAGCCATTCAATTGTAGTGGAATAGGCACTGGCGTTAAAAGCGCTATTTATCTCACGGTGCCTAGCTTGCAAAAGTACTACGATTGTCTGCCTTCCCAAAATTGAGTGAGGTGGCGGAAGCGTTTAATTGTATCTCTGTACATAGGGAGAGTAAATCAGGATCGAAACCTGAATACAGTTACTCGAAAAGTAAGGCGGTGCAGTCCGAAAGATCCACACTGCATGACTCCGGGCAAAGGCTGACTGTGGATAGTAAGCTGGTTAATCGGGATACAGGTATCGAATCCTGTCCTCACTCAACAAATTAACAGCGCTTCAATCCTCCCCCTCCTCGGGAGGGGATAAAGGGGAGGGTCATTCTGAATTCTAAACTCCTGAATTCTGAACTCCTCCCTCTGCGGGCGGGGATTGAGGGAGGGGGCCTTCTGAACTCCTACCTTCTACATTCTCGTAACGCGCAACAAACCACCTTCGGGAAAATCCCGAAAACCCTGCTAATGGCAATGCTAACCCATCAGCAGAAACCAAATCACAGGACAGAAATCTCTCTCTCTTGTGCTTTCGAAAACGTAATCCGGAAGGAGATAGAGCCCTTCCGGATTTTTAAACCAACAACCACATAAATCCCCAAAACAATGAAAGTCGAAATTGAACTAAACGATTTAAATTCATTAAAAACCAAACTTGATAGAAGTGAAAAAACAATTAAGGATTTAGAAAAACAGATAAAAGACCTAGATCCCGAAGCACTTAAATCTCAGGCAGTAGAGTTATCAAAAACTATGTTTGAGAAATATATGACCGCAGTATTCCAGCAATTAGGATTCGACAATAAAGACGATATGTACGATGCATACTCAATAGATTGGGCTCCTGACTTAAAACTACATTTAGGTAAAAATTGGTATGAATCTCAAGAATTAAAAGTAGAATTAGCAGCTAAAATATCACCCGAATGGAAACAAGCCTTTTTAAGAATGGGCGTTCAAATAAAAAAGCCCCTTGCTTAGTCCGCCACGGACATTCACAAGGGGCACCAACAACCAGGAACCACCCTGGAAGAACCCAAATCTACTGAATAAACCAACCACCAACAACCACATAAAACCAAAAAACCACCATGAATATAATTAATACCAAGCTCACGCCCGGCAAATTAGAAACAGAGCTTAGAAAATTTGTAAGTGAAGATTCAATTCGTGAAAATCTTATGCACATACATAACGATGGTAAGAATATAGTAGTCACAGATGGTCTTAGATTAATATCTATTGACCTTGATGTATATCCTGTTTACCAGCCAATCGGTAAAAAAATAGATAACTATCCAGAATGGAAAGCTCTTACAGAAACTAATGAAGATCTATATCAAGAAATTGATTTATCTGACTTTATAGTACCTGATTCAGAGGTGAAAATGATTCAGACTTATGTAAAAGAAGCATGTCCTGTTTGCGATGGTTATAAAGAGTGTAAATGTTGCGGTAGGGACTGCGAAGAATGTGATGGAGAAGGGTTACTACCCAACTTAGATAAACCGCTTGGTAAAGAGCCCTATTTCCATCAGTTTATAGAAATAAATGAGAGCAGATTTCGGTTAGTACTATCTAATTCGCTTTTTAAATTTTGGAATTTATTCGGATTAAAAAAAGGGATTATCAAATCAGACCTAAGAAAACACAATCATTTGTTTAAGGCCGAAAGTGAAGGAGTAACAATAGTGCTAATGCCAATGTTTAAAAACGAATCCGACAGCATAATCAAATCCTTTCAGGTTCCCTTTAAAGACTCATCCACCCAAACACCATAACACTTTCACACCATGTCACAACAACAAGTAAAACTCCAGATCAACCAACTACCCGTAAAGATTATTTACACCTATCGGGATTCCATCACCAACAAAGATATAGATGTACCCGACGGTATACTATCCTCACTACTGGATATTGCCAAATCCTCAGGGCTACCATTAGAGCGTAACTGTCACAAAGAAGATCAAACCAGATCACATCCAATCTTAGTAATAAGCTGCAAAGACTGTGGTAACGAATTCTTTGCATCAGTTTTATCAAAAGAACATCCGGGAATAGACCCCCAATCCGATCCCGAAGGTTACGCAGACATAGTAAACTATGCAAAAGCAGGCCACCACTTCAAAGTAATAAACAACAACGAGCTCTCACTCCAAATGTGCGACTGCAACCCATAACACCCTAACACCATCACACCCTAACACTTTGTAACTCTGTACTAAATACTCACTACTAAAATCTCACTACTCCCCAAAAAAAATGTCAACCCAACAATCAGATCCACGAATACCGCCACAAGCTCCCGAGATAGAAGAGCAGATACTAGCCGCCATCATCACCGATAAGCGCCTAGCCGACGATATAATGTCATTCGTCAAAAAAGAATGGTTCTACTACTCCCGGAATCAGAAGATATTCGAGATACTTCAGAAGCTCCATCAAGCCAACGAAGCCATAGACATACTAATTGTAGAACAGAAACTCGAAGATTCAAAACTCCTCGAAGAAATAGACAAATTCTACATATACGATATAACAAAGAACTTCTATCCAACCGAAAACTTCCAAAACTGGCTCCTCATCTTCAAAGAAAAATGGATGCTCAGGGAAATCATCACACAATCCAACAATGCCCTCAAAAAAGCCTACGACAATCAGGACCCGTTCCTAATCATCGAAGAAAACAACAATGCGCTCGATGGGCTCATAACCAAAAATACCTCCAAATCCGGAAAGCTACTCATAGAAGGGATGCAAGAAGTCCTCTCCGGAATAGAAACACGGATGCAGTCCCCCAACAAATACATTGGATACCCCACCAGGCTACCCATCGACGAACTCACATCCGGCTGGCAAAAAACCGATTTAATCATAATAGCAGCAAGGCCATCAATGGGAAAAACCGCCCTCGTAATAAACAACGCAGTAGAAATAGCCGACAATCCCAACCCCGAATACCAAACACCCGTAGCCATATTCTCGCTCGAAATGAGCCACAACCAATTAACCAACAGGATATTATCCTACAGATCCAAGCTCAACTCCGAGTTCATGCGCGACGGTAAACTCAAACCCGAAGAATTCAAACACCTAGTAGAAATTGCATCAAATCAAGTAGCAGATCTCCCCATAATCATAGACGAAACACCGGCCATAACCCTCACTCAACTCAAAGCCAAAGCAAGATCCTATGTACGCAACCACGGGGTAGGGTTGATCATTATTGACTACCTCCAGCTAATGAGTGGAGAAAAAACCACCCAAAATCGAAACGAAGAAATAGGCACCATCAGTCGAGGCTTAAAAGCCCTCGCCAAAGAATTAGAAGTACCCATAATAGCACTATCCCAACTAAGCAGAGCTGTAGAAATGAGAGGAGGGGACGGGCGCCCACAAATGTCAGACCTCAGAGACAGTGGAAGTATAGAGCAAGACGCCGATGTCATAATGTTTCTATGGCGACCGGAATACTACAAGATAGACGAATGGAACGGGCAGCCCACCCACGGAACAGCCTACGCCATAATAGCCAAGCAACGCAACGGCTCCGTCGGGGAAAAAAAACTAAACTTCCACAAAGAAACCGGAAGGTTCAGTGCCCCCGGCGATCACCTAATGAGCAAAGCAGAACAAGGAGAAGCCTACATCCCCAAAACCAATTTTTACGAACCCGATGATCCATTTTAATTTGTAATAAGAAATATTTTTTGCATATTGCGCAAAACCAACAACCAGGCACCACATACTGTGTTGCTTACCAAAACCAAAAAGATGCACAAACCGCCACCACCAAAAACAAAGCTGCAAACCCAGCTCCACGGATTAGTTCTTCGCAACCTCCGTCGCCACAACATAACACCGGCAAACCAAAAACAGTTAAATCAAGCTGTAGACGATATAGTAACCAGTATATCAAACAAATTACCCGCCGGCACCACGCTAATCAATCAGGTACAAGCCCACACGCCTGAACAGATTTTAGAACATATAGAAAGTCTGGTATTAGTAAAAACGGAAACCACCCGCTTTCAAAAGCTAATGAAATGGGTAAAAGAGAAGGTGAAATAAATGCAAACCGCCATACAGATACCCAATCAGCCACAAGCAACAATCACACCCGGCAGCACACAATCCAAGATCAGCATATCAGTGTTGCTAAACTGCATACAAAAACACTGTAACAAGCAGCCGGTAGTAAAAGAAATCACAGACAATGTGATCATCATTCAATGCGAACCCAAGCCAAGCACAACCCGAACCACTAGGTTAGAACAAACCAATCAAGTAATCCAGCGGTTAGAAAAAACCCACACAGTAATCCGCCACAGCAATGCGATATCACTATGGTACATGCTAACCCCCTTCCGCATCGAATTCCAAACCCCACAACCATGATAGAGTTCATAAAAAAATTAGTGAAGATAGTAAAAGAGTATGATTCAGATAAGCAACAGATAAATAATAAAGTAGATCATGCTACTAACTTTATCAAAGAGCGAACAGTAATTCATTCTGATGTACACCTAAAATCCGAGAGCCAAGTAATAATGATAGGCAGGTATAAAAACAGAGATTTTGTAAATATATACGATATCGGTGAAGGAGACTTCGAAGCTTTACTCGACCACGTAAAGGAATTAAACAGATATGCCAAAAAAGGCAGGTTCGATGGTCCTTGGCCTCTTGTCCACCAAGTAATCGACAAAGAATTACATCCCTAATTCCTAATTCACCTATTCCTAATTACTAACACCCCAACACTTTATCACTAACTACTAACTACTAACTACTAACTACTAACTACTAACTACTAAATACTAACAACTAACCACCAAAACCAATGACCATCGCCCAACGCTTCATAGCCGCCACCCAAACCGAGAAAATGCAAAACGCAATCAGTACCCAGCCAATGCCCACAAATCTTCCCCTCCACGGGAGGGGACAAAGGGGAGGGTTTTCCTTTCCCCCTTCGGAAGCCTGTGCTGAACTTGATTCAGTAGGGGTGCCCGCAGGGCGGGGGAGGTCCTTCGAAGGGAATGTCCGCCCATTATCCGGGCAGTCCCCAATCCGCAAACCATCCACCAAACCCCGCATCACAAACAACCTCCCAACCCAATAACCCCATAACACCATAGCACCCAAACACCATAACACCATGAAAGAACAAAAGAACACACTAGCGCACCTACTAAATCAGGGAGCACCTGATCAATTTGATGATAAAGCAGGAGGTAAGTGATGGATAAGATATTAGAGTTTATTTTTTTAATGCTAATTACAGGAATAGCGTTGCTTTTAATTATTGTAAGCAGTTGTTCAAAAAAAGAACCCATTCACGAGCACGTAAGAACAAAGCACTACGTCACCAAGTACAGATTAGAGAAAGTCACTTTCTGCAAGACAGAATACAAAATCCTACTCCATGACGGCACGCGCGCTGATATAGTCCTTCCCGTCATTCTCTTTCCTGAAATGGAGGAAGCGGAATGATATTAGACAACCAAACAATGTTCGGGGATGCCTTAGAGGTATTAAAAACAATTCCTGATGAATCGGTTCAAATGTGCGTTACTTCTCCTCCTTACTGGGGTTTAAGAGACTATGGACATTCAGATCAAATTGGTTTAGAAGAAACTCCGGAAGAGTACATCAATCGTTTGGTTCTTGTATTCAGAGAAGTAAAAAGAGTGTTAAAAGAAGATGGTACGGTATGGGTTAATATTGGGGATAGTTATTGTTCAACGGCTCCAGGTACAAAAAGTGCGCCTATTCATATTAAAGGTTGCAAACAAGCAAAGAAAGATTCTTTTGTAGTTAATCGCCCTCAAGTTCCAACTGGACTTAAACCTAAAGACTTAGTTGGAATCCCGTGGATGTTGGCTTTTGCTCTACGATCAGATGGATGGTATCTAAGACAAGATATCATTTGGAGTAAGCCAAACCCAATGCCTGAATCTGTTACAGACAGATGTACTAAATCACATGAATACATTTTCCTTTTAAGCAAGTCAAGAAAGTATTACTACGATCACGAAGCAATAAAAGAAGAGTCAATTACCAAAGAAAACCGCCCTCATGGTGTAACGAGAAATCGCATTTATAATTACGATTCTAAAGACAATAATAATCCAGAGGCATACAGAAAGAATAGATCATTAAAAAAAGGTGGAGTTCCAAACCTAAATAAACAACAAAATCATTCTGATAGTATTTCCACCTTCGACTTAAAAAATAAAAGAAGTGTTTGGTTTCAATCGACTAAACCCTATTCAGGCGCACACTTTGCAGTTTATCCACCTGAACTAATTACAGACTGTATTAAAGCAGGAAGCAGAGAAGGTGATATAGTTCTCGATCCTTTTTTTGGATCAGGAACTACCGGAGAGGTTTGTCTAAGGTTATATCGAGCTTACCTAGGTATAGAACTTAACAAAGACTTTGAACCGCTTATAGAGGAAAGATTAAAGCCATTTAAAAATGACCTGTTCGCTCATTTAATGGAGGAAGTGGAATGAAAGATTTGAATTCTGCCATAGCTAAAAGCATAGAGATAATTGATGAAGCTTTGCAGTTATTCAATCCGGTGTCCATGCAGGTAGGCTTTAGTGGCGGTACAGATAGTTTGGTTGTAACGCACTTAGTTATGAGTAGATATGAAGCAGAAGTATTTCATATAAATACAGGGATTGGAGTAGAAAAGACTAGAGCCTATGTCCGCAAGACCTGTAAAGAAAATGATTGGTTCTTAAACGAGATCAGAGCCAAAGAAGATTGTGGTAAAGATTATGAAGAAATGGTTTTGGATCACGGCTTCCCCGGACCGGCTCAGCATCCAATTATGTACCGTAACTTAAAGGAAAGGGGGATAAGAGAGCTTTGCAGAAGAAAGCAAAACAATCGGGGTGATAAAATTATGCTACTAACTGGTATTCGAGAAGACGAATCTTTTATAAGATCAGGCTATAAGAACGATGTAGTTAAAACGGTTGGTCGAGAACTTTGGGTTAATGCCATCTATCATTTTACTAAGTCTCTAAAGCAAGAATATATAGATCATTATGAATTAGAAGTTAATCCTGTGAGTAAGCTTTTAGGAATATCAGGAGAATGTTTATGTGGTGCTTTTGCAGGCAAATCCGAACTAGATTTGGTTAGAATTATTGAGCCTGAAACAGCGGATTATATTGAAGATCTCCAAGCTAAAGTATGGGATTCAGGACATCATTGGTTATGGCATGAAAAACCTCATGCAACTTTAATAAATGAGAAGCGCGGTCAAATTCCATTAATAAAAAGAGAAGCTGCTTTACTATGTGTGGGTTGCACTAAATCAAATTCAATGGAGGAAGTGGAATGAGCCAACCACTAATCCTATTCATTGACTGCTTCTGTGGAGCAGGAGGAGTATCAGAAGGAGCTGCACGTGCAAGAATAGGTGTAGAGTGTCCGGTTAAAGTGATCGCTTGTGTAAACCATGATCCGTTGGCTATTGAAAGCCACTTGCGCAACCACCCAAACACGCTTCACTTTAATGAAGATATTCGATCAGAAAAAGTAATTGAGCAACTAGCCCGGTTAACCAAATTCTATAAAGAGAAGTATTCGCAGAAATACGAAGTAATAACTGTTCTCTGGGCTTCTATGGAGTGTACCAACTATTCAAAAGCTAAAGGCGGAATGCCAAGAGATGCAGACAGCCGAACGCTTCCAAAAGCTATGTATAAATATATGGAAGCAATTAAGCCGGATTACTTCTACTACGAGAACGTGGAGGAGTTTATGGCTTGGGGTCCTATGGATGAAAACGGGAAGCCTATTTCCATGAAGAAAGGAAAAGACTACTTGAAATGGATTGATACCATAAACGCTATGGGTTATCGTCATGATAAAACGATTTTAAACTCCGCAGACTTTGGAGAATACACTAAGAGAAAAAGACTATTCGGGATCTTCAGCAATGGTAAGTATGGAATAGAATGGCCGTCACCAACTCATGCCGAAAACCCACAAGAAAACGGATTGTTTGAAGGGTTAAAGAAATGGAAGCCTGTCCGGGAAGTATTGGATTTTGAAGATGAAGGCAAGAGTATATTTACACGAAAAAAGCCGTTGGTTCCGGCAACGCTTAAAAGGATCTATGCAGGACTGGAAAAGTATGTAGCAACCGGTGAAGGTGTGTTTATTCAGAAGTATTATTCAGGTCGTCCAAAGGGGAAAGTATATGATGTAAATCAGCCCGGACATACTGTAACAACCGGAGGCAATCAAGGGATTGTGCGCTGCGCTTTCAATTACAAATACTACGGTAATGGTGCAAACATAGAATCCATTCAGGAGCCATCCGGAACACTTACAACTAAAGATCGATTCGGATTAGTTCAGGGAATGTTTTTAGATAAAGGATTTTCAGGAGTTCATAACCACCAATCTGTGAACACTCCGGCAGGTGCTATACCAACGAAAGATCATTACTCAGTAGTAAAGTCAACCTTTATGGATAAGCAGTATTCAGGTAAGCTTAACCATGAATCCGTTCACGGTCCAACGGGTAGTTTACTTGCAAATCCAAAACAGCACTTAGTACAGGCTCATTTCGATAGCAAATGGATATTAAAATATAACTCTCGAAGTAAGAACGGAAAACATATTCCTCCATCAGTAGATGAACCTTGCCCGACTGTAGCCACTCAGAATAGGTTAGGAATGGTATCGGTAAAAGGCGCTCACTTAATGAATCCGCAGTACAGCTCTAAAGGTGGTTCTGTAAATGATCCATGCTTCACACTAATTGCCCGGATGGATAAAGCTCCTCCATACTTAAACCAGGTTCGCTTTGGTGTTCGTACTCCTAAGATCAAGAAAGGAGATTGTGAAACCATGAGAAAGATCAAAGCTTTCTGTTGGCACTATGGTATTACCGACATCACTACAAGGATGTTAAGAGTTCAGGAGCTAAAAAGAATACAAGGCTTCGGGGATGATTACTACTTAGCAGGCAATCAATCCGATCAAAAGAAATTCATAGGTAATTCAGTAACCCCAAAGATTGTAAAAGCAATGATGGAAACTCTATTTACGGAAGTGAATAAGCAATTAAAGGTAGCAGCCTAACACCCAAACTCCTAACTCCTACATTCTAACTACTAACTACTAACTACTAAAATCTAAAAAATGAGTTCACTAAACAAAGCACAAATCATAGGCCGTCTCGGGCAAGATCCCGAAGTAAGATACACGCAATCCAACACCGCCGTAGCCACGCTCAGCGTAGCAACCAGCGAGAAATTCAAAAACAGTGAAGGAGAGCTCCAAGAAAAAACCGAATGGCACCGCGTAACAGCCTGGGGCAGGTTAGCCGAAATATGTCAACAATATCTAACAAAAGGATCATTAGTATACATTGAAGGCCCCATTCAAACCCGAAGCTGGGAAGACAACGCAGGCATCAAACGCTACACCACCGAAATCAACGCCAAGCAAATGACCATGCTCGACAGCAAAAAAACCAACGGAGTACCCCATCCGGCCACCACCGAACCCGATCCCCTTTCCCCCGCAGGGAAGGGAGCTCGAAGGACAGTAGAACCCACAACCCCCAAAATCGACAAAAACTTTCAAGACAACATAGACGACGACCTCCCATTCTAACTCCTACATTCTACCTCCTAACTCCTACATCCTAACTCCTACATTCTAACACCCTAACACCATAACACCATAGCACCCCAACACCATAACACCATAGCACCCCAACACCATAACACCCTAACACCCAATAACAAATGAACACCACCAAATACGCCACCAAAAACTTAAAAAACAATCTCCAGATAACAGACAAAGATCAGTTAATTGAGCACGTTATCGAAGTATATCAGACAGGAGTAAACATCCAGCAAGCAGAAGGCGATCTCTATAAGTTCATAGAGCAACAGCAAGAAAAAGCGCTATCCAAAAAACTCATCGATCCGATAGTAAAAACATGGAACAGTCACTGTTATATCTGGCAACACGCCGAAAACGGACCGGTACTCATAGCGGTAATAAACTTACCACAGAGCTGCATCCCCCAATCCCAAACCCTAACCCCTCTAACTACTAAATACTAACCACTAAATACTAACTACTAACTCCTACCTCCTACATTCTGAATCCCTAACACCCTAACACCCTAACACCAATAAAAAATGCTCTCCAACACCGACTACTTAATAATATACCTAGAAACCCAAATGGTATTAAACAACGGGTTAATCAATCAGATCCATTTAAGCGAAACCGATCGTAAAGCCATAGAGCTCTGGACAGCCCAAGGAGTAATGCACTGCGAGCAGATCCCGCTCCCCGATCGGCTAGATGCGCCACCCACATTCACCCATAAAATCCGCTTCACAACCGAAATGTGGGATCTAGCAGCGGCCGCCCGTAGAGAAAAAGCCAACATCAACAATCCGGACGTCAAAGAAAAGCCCCAAAAAGAAATTACAAAAGAAGAAATATTCCCCGAAAAAGACTGGAAAGGATTTCTAAAAGCGCACGGAGTAAAACTAACGCCCCCACAAGAAATACTCGCAAAAAAGATATTCCAGCTATTCAATCAAAAAGAATATCAATTCTTCTTCATGTCCAGTGGCGGCGGCAAAAGCTTTCTCTTAAAAACCATCGATCAATACATAACCAGCACCAGTGGAAAACGCGAGAAGTTACTCAAAAAAAAGAAATTCAAAATCCCCGGATGGTACAAAGAAACCCCAACTAAAAACTAAAAACTCAACACTACTAACTCCTACATCCTAACTCCTACATCCCAACCCCATGAACAAAATCCAGCGACAGATACTAGCCTACATCCTTCAAGAGCGATCCATAACCTGGATCGAAGCCAAAGAAATAATAGGTATTCCGGTACATCATTTTTTAGAAGCCGTCGGGGAGCTCAAATACCAGAGGATAGTAGACACCACCCAAGCCACGGTAGAACTCAAAAAAGGAGAGCCCGGCATCATCAACAAATACACCCTAACAGAATCCGGAAAGATCATCGCCCAGCGCAACAGCATCATCCCCGGCTACACCATAACACCCAAACACCCTAACACCCAAACACCCTAACACCCAAACACCATAACACCCAAACACCATAACACCCAAACACCATAACACTAATGACTAAGGTAGAAGAAATAAAGGAAAAGGCTGAATATTCCCTAGTAAGAGATAACGGAGAAAAACAAAATGGCTATCATTTTGAGACTCCTGAAAAGTTAAACACCTTTGAGCAAGCAGTACGTGAGGAGGAGGGAGAGGAGCATAAGAAGTCTATTTTAGAAATAGATAGCATTGTTTACGAATTAATGCTAGATGAATACCTAAATGATGAAAGTTTACCAAAACTAGGTAAGATTAGAGGAATTATAAACGCATATTTAACCCAACCAACTAAGGAGATGTGATGGAAGTAGTAAGATTATCAATTATTGGAAACTATTGTGTCCATTGCAATACAAAAATCGAAGAAAGTATAGCCTGTAAAGAATGTGGATGGATAGACCCAATGACAAGATCAACCCCTAAAGCAGAGAGCGATGAGTGATATTCAAATATTACTTTATTACCTAAGAAAGTATATAGATACACATAACATTTCTGAAACATACTTAGAGAGTGATAAAGAGGATAGAAAAATGATTGATAAAATACAGCAGATAGCTGAAAAGCATGGTTTTAAATTTTAATAGAGGCATCCAATGAATAACCTAGCAGAAACAGTTTGGCATGAGAACCCCGTAATTCTTGGAGCTATTGCAGGGAGTGGGAAGTTTAGGTTTAAATCAGGTGAACATGAACGGGATTTATGTATGTGCTATTCTGAAAACTCTATGGTAAGTCAAGACGGTATAGAATGGTTTACTGTGAACAAATGCACCCTGATAACCCGAAGCATTGATAGCTTGACTTTTGAAGAGTCATGTAAAATACCATCAATACAAGAAGAAGCGGAAACCGAACTCAGGATTGTTTCATTAACAGATAGGACAATGTGGCTTAACATAAATATAAAATTAAACCGATTAAGCGCATTAGATATGTTCTACCTACTCTCCATAGGAATATGGACAGGCTCTAAAGAAGGCGTGGGGGTAGTGGAGTGAGAACGTTAACAGTAAATCAGCTATTAAAAGCATGTGAAAAACACTCTTTTATACTTGCTAGAGAATATAAAACAAACATAGTTCATGGCATTAATTGTGGTGTAATAAATTTAGAAAAAGTTGAACATTCAACTTTAAATAGAGGGTGTGAAGAAACAAATTATATCTCTTTTAAGCCTTGTGATTTCCATGAATATATTTCAAATAAGATAGCTTTTTTAACCCCTAACAAGTAGAGAGATGGAACAAGAACGAAAAAAATATTTGATTGAGGCTTTAGAGTATGCCTTATACAAGTGCAATGATGTTAATGGAGATTCTCAAACGCATTATAATACTCTGACTAATGCAATAGATGTTGTAAATAACCTAAACACAGAAGAAGGCGCATGAAACCAATACAAGTAACAATTCAAAAGCCTGAACCGGAAGATTGGGATCAAGATGAACTTAATCGTTTCCATTGGGTGTCTCCAACTGGAGTGGAGTATTTAGTTAACGAAGAGATTAAAGGGTCTTGGCATGGTAGCTTCACCGGTTATCATAAAACCCTACCCGAAGCCCAAGAAGCCTGCTTCCAACACTACCTTAAAGAGATAGGAGAAGAGATATGAACGAATAAAGCTATTTATCCGCTTGTGGTATATAGCGCTTGTTATTTACCGAAGGGAACAGTTTAATTTTAGGATTTATTATGAGCTTTGACAACACTTTTACAAAGGATGAAATTTACGAAATAGGAAAACACTTGATTGAAACTGGTGAATGGCGGCGCTACGATAATGACGATGGACAGTATGCCTTGCTTTGTATAAGATTGCCTTACGAAGCTGATTTATCGAGTAATGGAAGTAGAGTAGATGCGGTTAATGAAAAATTAAATTGTAAATAACGTAGTATATGCTCAATACGCATATTCCTAAATATTCAGAATAAAATGAACAAACTAGGAACTAAACACTCAGCACTCAAAACTAATAACTCGCACCATAACACCCTAACACTTTGCAACTCTGTACTAACTACTATGTACTATCATCTAACTCCTACATTCTAACTCCTACCTTCTCAACTCCTACATTCCTTCCTTCAACACTAACCAAAACCCTAACCACTTCCTCACGCTCCGTTAAAACCACGCTCAACCCCGAATCCGTAATCCACCGCTTCCCCGGAGCCTCGCCATAAAACGAACCCGATCCAAGAGCAGAACTAATCGAAGTATTAAGCGATTTAAACAATGCGCTCGTCACAAAATTGGTACGCTCGTCATCATCCAGAAGAACAAACGAAGCATCACTTTCATAAAGCTTCGAATCCCTAAACCGCAAAGCAACCAAGCTCTCCCCGGCAAGCTGGGCAAAAACGATAAGGCTTTCATTATCCGTTTGCTTCAACACATCAAGATCCAAAGCATACACAGCATTCAAAACATCCTTATACGAAGAGCCCCAGGTAATACCCGTCCAAACATCCGCCCGATCAATATCCGCAAAATCCATGTGCGATGCTGCAGATCCGGCATCAACCACAGTCCGCTGCCCGGAACAACCAATCCATAAAATAAAACCCACCAATAAAAAACGCATTCCCAAATCTACCCAACCACCCCACAAAATCCAAACCCACAACTAAACACTAAATACTAACTACTAAATTCTAACTACTAACTCCTACATTCTCAACTCCTACATTCTAACTACTAACTACTAACTACTAACTCCTACATTCTCACATCTACCTCAAAATCTCCCACCCAACAACACCGGCACCAACGCCAATCAAAAACCACGGAAACCTTTTCCGCTTCGGTTGTATCTCCGTAAAAGTTTCGATCCTCAGATTCCTAAAATCCTTCGAAGTCACAACAGTCCGAACTCCGTTCGTTCGTTCATTCAAAAGCACGGCCACATCAATCGAAGGTTGGCGAAGCTGTGAAATATCCGGAGGATGCAAAGAAAGGTCAGATCCGTCAAAAGTAACCACCGCGCTACTTTTCAACAGAAAATCACCAAAATAAGCCGCACTCCGCAGGACAGTATCCCTACTAACTTCATTTTTAGGCACTTTAAAAGTACCATCTTCATTCGCGAAATCAGATGCGATATCCTTCCCCTCCGCGGGAGGGGACAAAGGGGAGGGTCCTCCTGAATTCTGAACTTCTGAATCCTGAACTCCTATATCCTCACCTTCTACATACTCTTCACTCTGCACTCTGTAACTCTGTAACTCCATAACCTCTTTTAATGATATCGCCTCCCCCCGCAAACTATCCACCGCAAGATTCAAGTCCCCCACTATAGAAGAATATCCGGCAATTACTTCATTCTTCTTATCCAGTTCATCCTTAAAACCCAAAGTCACAGATTCCAAGCTATCAATGATCGCCGATTTACTCCGGATAACATTATCCTTTGCTACTGTCAGGCTATCGATCTGCACCTGCTTCGTATCAGGAGCGTAAATAACAGGCCTGTCCGTCACCGATCTGGTAACAAAAAAAGTAGTAACTACAAGCAAAGCCGCCACAAAAGCAGCACTCTTAAAATTCAATTCAATCATAATTCAAATGGTTTATTCGTTGTTGGTTGTTCTAACTAAAAACTAACTCCTACATTCTACCTTCTACATTCTAACTCCTAAATTCTACCTTCTACATTCTAACTCCTAAATTCTACCTTCTAAAATCTATCCCCAAACCAAGAGCTCACCGAATAGATCTGCCGTTTAAAACGCTTCTTACGCATCACTCTATCGCCCTCACGGCCACCCGCATCATTCGTATTCCCTTCAATAGTCATAACATAACTATCCGAAACATCCTCGATCACGCCCACATGAGCAATCCTATTCTTAGACGAAAACCAAACCCCAATAACATCCGCTGGTCCGCCAACAAAAGAATCCTGTACACCTCTGGTATAAACCACGGCACTATCCGGGAACCAATCAGGGCTCCAAGCACTTTTAGGAGCTGCAATCGAATGCTCCGCAAATCCCCAACTCACAAACGCCGCACACCAGGCATAACCGGCACCCAATCCCGTAACAGCAAGATATTCCTCAATACGCTCACCCGTATTATCCAAAGCACCCTCCTTAACCCCGATCTCACCCACAAAAGTCGAAACTACGGCATCCTTCCCCTCCCGTTCTAGCGCAAGCGTCTCCACTGGCGCAAGCGTCCCGCTTGTGCCCTCACTACTAACTACTAACTCCTCACTTCTAACTTCTACATTCTCAATACTACCCTCACTCAACTCGTTGGCACGGTAAGCGCCAGAGCCACCATCACAGCTATATGCGAAAAGTAGAAAAACAAGGTAAACCAAACCCGTTCCTTTGCTGAAATTGCACATAATTCCCCCTCAAATTTATTATCAATGTAATTGTATATATCAGGAAAACTCAGCTTAATAATAAGCCAGTTCACCCCGCTAAAAATCAACGTACCAATCACGGAGTAGAGCACCACCTGGAAGATACCCGCATCAAACATAGTAGATGTAGGGTCGATTATATACAATAAATAAGGGCTCAAATACCACAGCAAAAACGCAATCGGTACAGTAAGCAACTCATTCCATGTCCTCAAAAAACTAAAAATTCTCTTCATAACTAAATGGTTTATTCGTTGTTGGTTCACTAACTCCTAAATTCTACCTCCTACATTCTACCTCCTACATTCTACCTCCTACATTCTACCTACTAAAACCTACTCCGGCACCGCAATTCCATGCTGCTCCAATAACCGCAAAAACAAGTCATTTCTATTCTCCAGAGCCTTGTTATCATCCTCCAGTTGACGAACCTGTTCCAGAAGTTCCTCCGATTCGCTCTTATGTCGCTCCTCGATACGTAGCATCTCCTTCTTATACCGCTCCTCAAGCTCCTTCTTCTCCGATTTATGCCGATCAATAACCTTGATCAACTCAGTCTTAATTCGGTCAAGTTCCTTCTGTACATTACCACGTTCACTCTCCAGTCGGGCCATCATCTCCGATGCTTGTTTAAATACTTTATCCTGTAAATTCGCCTCCGCTGTAGTATGTTCCGCGATGTCCTTACTGTTTTGCCTAAAAAAATTAAAGAGCCAAACCAAGCCACCACCCAGCGCTGTCCCTATCGCAATCAACAAACTCACCCAAGCCACTAAATTCTCATTCATCATGCAGCTCCTTAAACCGTTGATAATTTCGTTCCTTAATATCATTAACACTATTGATCAGCTTAGAAAGAGCAGTACTCTTAACCAGTAAAGTAGACGCAATTGCCAATCCGATATGGGCACCTGTATTAAGAAATAAGCTAAAGAGGCTCTTATGCTCCAACGCCTCAAAAAACAACTCAAAATTAAAGATCCAACGAGCTATATGCATAAAATATCCGGTAAAAGCACACAGTAGAAAAACTATACTCAGATAAAAAAACACCCGTTGTGTTTCAGCTTTTTCACTCACGCGATATGCCCGCCAAGTCTGCCAGGCAAAAGAAGCATACGTAAGAATGATCACAACATTACACACATGCAAAATCAACTGTAAGCAAATATATAGCCACATAATTAATTAGCCTCCTCAATCATGGTTTTATACTCATCGGCAAACTCCTTCATGCTAGAAATAGCATCCTTAGCAGCCTCATCATCACCCATTTCCATATACTGCTGAATCAGTTCATCATAAGGACGGTACACCTGTTGGTAAAAATTATTATAATACTCATACTCAATCTCTTGGTCCGTAGTACGGGCATCGCCAAGTTTACGTAAATAGTAGGTAGAGCTGATCATGCGCAAAACATCATCCCCATACTCCAATCTCCGGGCATTCGTTTTAGCATCCTCCAAATTCTGTTCTTCGCTCTGTTTCTCCTTCAGTCCGTAATTAGTACTTTTGATCATTCTATTCAGGATCGGCGTAGTCTGCAGTATCACTTCATCCCAACTCTCAGCATGTTCATTATAAGTAACCAAGCTGGTAACACCCGTCTGGTTCACCGACCACTGCACCATCTTCTTCAAAGCCGGAACAGGATTCTCCTTCCGCGCTTTATGCATACGAGTAGGTAATATCGGTCTGTCGCGCCAATCATCCTTAGGATTACTACCGCTCAGATACTGCCCCCATTTCGATAAAGTAACCAACGCCGGAGCCGGTCCTGGCAATTCATCAGCTCCAAGGTCAAACACCCCATTCCAATCAGAACGGTTATCCTCAGCTAGTACACCGGTAAGCTTCCAAATCACAGAACTCATCAAGCGAGCGCTCTCATCCTGGGGAACACGCAAATATACAGCCTCTTTATTAGTGCCTTCACCTTTCCACCCCAAAGGGATAACCGTATAATTCGTTTTATCATACTCCGTAACACGGTCATAAAACTCCTGTAATTCCTTGCCCATCCACCCAAGCAATGCACCGCGAACCAATAACTTTGGCAGTAGATCCAACATCGCAAATCGCAACCAAAAAGCACCACGCGTACTTGGAGAGGTCGCCACTTCAATATCCGCTTTATATCCCTGCACCATAATGTTACTGAACATATAAATGCTGTTCGTGAAATTCTTATCAGCACCACCTGCTTTAAAATTCGGCGTACCAAAATGATTTCGTATCCTATAACTACGTTGCTCTTTAGAAACACCTTCAGCTTCCAAAACATCACTAGCCACTAACTTAGGCAGTATTTCAAGCATACTACCTTTCTGGCGGATATTAGCCAATAACTTCGGGATAGCCTGTACCGCTTTATTCTTCTCTAGTTGCTTTTGAGCCCAATTCTTTTGTCCATCAATTAAATGAAAACGCTCCATTTGTCTACCCAGCGCATCGCCTCGGTCCTTAAAAACCAAACCTTCACCCGGAGGGGTAATAGCAAAATCATCGATCAACTTGCGTATCTTAGGATTACTGATCTCGCCCTTACTATAAGCCTTCGCCGTTTGCCAATTATCAATATATCCCTTCAATACACGTGCCAAAGAACCCTCCGGAAGGTTGCGATACAAACGCTTAAAATCACGAATAGGATTACGCCAAAACACAAAAGCCGGGTTATAAGTAATAAACAAAGGGCGGTAAACACTCTCATTCGAAGCCCGCACCAATTTAACAAACCAATTCAGCATCTTAGGGTTCGTATAATCAAACACTTTCGCTATATAAGGATCAATATTGTAAGCAACCCGTTGTCCATTCTCCAATACAAACAAGTGTTCCAAACCCGGTTCCTTAGCAAACTTGCCATCACCCAAGTATTTAGCCTTACTTATCTCATCACTAAAATGATTAGCCCAGGTATCCCGCACTCCACGCTTCGCGCGGTTAATAGCGTTCGTCTGTATTAGAGCCACCGTCTTTAACAGCGTAGCATCAAACGTCGATCCCACATCCTTCAGGGTTCCCGAACTCTCCTGAATAGCCGAAGTCACATAATCCGGATACTGTATATAATCCAGCACTCTAAAAGTTGCATAATTATACTTATTAGGCTCAATAATCTTCTCAAAGATCTCCCGGCTATAAACACCAACCTCTACAGCTTGCTCCACAAACTCAAAATTCAACTCCTGGAACCGTCGGGCAGCCTGCTCCAATAATTCAAACTGTTCGCTACCCAGCTCCATCCGCATATTATCCAGCAACTCCTGCGAAGCCTCCGAAGTCAATCCGCCAGGATTCGCCATATACGCCCGTCCGTACTTCTTCTTCTCAGCGTCCAAAGCCTCATCACTCGCCCTCAAAAACTCCTCAACCCCTAAACTCCTACCTTCTACATTCTCACCTTCTGAATCCTGAACTCCTGAACTCCTACCTTCTACATTCTCTACTCTGTCACTCTGTAACTCTGATCCTTTGTCACTTCTTCCCTCATTCACAATCCTATTAAACAGCAAAAACTTATGCAACTCCAACGTAGTCATTCCCGCATCTTCGATCGGTTTAGCCACCTGTTCACCAACATCATACAAATAAGCTGAAGTCACATTATCCTTATAATCCAGTTCCTCCAATAAATACGTAGGATCTTCTTCAGCCCTGATCGTTTCACCGGCTAACTTAGCCTCATTAACCTTCTTAATAATAGGGTGGTACTTATTAACAATACTCTGCTTAAAAGAATCCACAAAACTCTGCTTCGCATTCTCACGCTCCTCAATCAAAGCACGGTTCAAATCCTCCGCTTTATAATAAGCTTGGTTAATAGTCTCATTTCGAAGTCGCAACACTCGCTCACGGCCACCGGTAAGCAAAGCCTGAAGCTCAATAAACTGCGTTTTAACCTCCGGCTTATTATCAAGTTGCTCAAAAAACTCAGTATAAAAAGTAGGGGCATTCTTTTGCAATGTACCGGGGCTAACCAGTAATGCACTCAAAGCATCCGCATACAACTCCGCACTACTACGTCGGTACATCAAGAAATCCTCGTCAACCTCAGATTCCTCAAACGGCCGCCACGCTTTCGAGTGGGCATACAATTCATTAAACAACGCTTTATTATCCAGTAAACCACGGTTATCAATCTCTCGCTGCACATACTCCTGATAACGCTCCTTAATACCATCACTTAAGCTAGCCTTCAAATCCTTATCATTAATATACTCCTGAAGCGTAATACCCGATTCATCGATCACCGATTTCTCAGCCATACGTCTCAATTTCGCGCGGTCCTTAGTAGTCAGTGCTTCGCCACGGCTTTGGCTACCCTCCGCGGTAGTCTTTAAATACTTACGCAACGTCAATAAACGACCAAGAATATTACCCCGGCTCATTGTTTGTTCAGGTAAGTAATCGATCAAATGTCCGATCTCATGCGCCAACACTTGTGAGGCAAGCTTAGTATCCTTAAAAATAGAAGCCTTCAGGGCAATTTTACCATCACCAACCGGGTAAAAAACACCACGCGTACTCGTAAAACGAGTACTAATCGAAGGGGTACCGCCCGTAAGTTCACGAACCAATGTAACCAGCTCCGGCAATTCAAGCCCGGTAATATTCTCCAATTCACCCAATGTGATCTCACGTTGGCGGCCATACTCATCCACAATTTCGATCTGCTTAGCCTCCGCTAACTTCCGCTCCGCATTCAACGGATTCGAACCACCCTCAAACTCACCACCAAAACCCTCACTCTGCACCTTCCCCTCCACGGGAGGGGACAAAGGGGAGGGTTCTTCTGAATTCTGAACTCCTAAACTCCTAACTACTACATTCTGCTTCCTCGGCATCCTATCCCCGAAAAAACTACCCTGGCTACGCTTCGTTTGTTCAACCTCACCCTGCTTCAACTTATGCTCCAGTAACCGGCGTTCAGCAACCTTCAAATGATCCTGAAACCGCTTAATACTCTTCTCAGCAGCATCCTCATTAATCGTCTCGCCGGCTAATCTTCGCTGTTCAATCTCCTTAATACGCTTCTGTAAATTAGTACGGGCATCCTTAACCTCCTTATCAAGCTCCTTAGTAATAGCCTCATGCGCAATTTCCTCCGGCGTTTTCGGCTTCGCCTCCTTCGCATTCAAAGGCTTTGAAGCATCAAAATCACCCATAAAAGAATTCCGACCAACCAGATCGTCCACAAAAGCAATAAAACTCTTTTGGTTCTTAGTCTTAGAATTATCGTGCTTCACTAAATAATCAAACAACTCAGTTTCATGGCTATCCGTTAAACCCTGGTGCTTCAATCGTGCCTCACCAATATACTTAGCATACGTTTGAACGCGAGTTTTATCATCACTCTGATTCTTCTCCAAAGCCTGCACCGTCTGTATAGCCTTCCCGGACGGGTTCAAAGCCGCCAACGCCATCACATCCCGATAATTCTTCTTAAACAACCGCTTCGCCTTCCGCTCAATACTAGCCTTTGAAACCAAATCCTTCCCCTCCACGGGTGGGGATTGAGGGGAGGGTACTTCTGAACTCCTACCTTCTACATTCTCACCCCCTACATTCTGCTTTCTAAGCGCCAAAACATCATCCCGCAACAAATTAGCCTGCTCCGTAATCGTCTCTTGCGTACCCAAGGCATTATCAGTACGGCCACGCTCAATAGCCTGTTCTTCAGAAATACCCTTCAATACTTGAGTAGGAATAGAAGGCAACTTCAAACGCTTAAAAGCCTCAATTCTACTATGTCCACCAACAACATACGTCTCGCCATTCGTAGGATCCTCCCAAACCAAGATAGGAGGGATGTTATCCGGATTCAAAACCCCCGCATTCACATCCTCAACAATACTAGATGCCGTTTCCTCACTAAAAGCCCTGTCCCTATTCTGAAACCGATCCACATCCGTCTTGATCTCCGAAATCGGCAGCTTCCGGAAGTTATCCGAAACCTCACCCAGTAAATCATTATCAACCAAATCCTTCCCCTCCACAGGTGGGGACAAAGGGGAGGGTTCCTTTCCCCCTTCGGAGGGGG